GTTCAGCACTATCCATCTTCTCGCCGTACTCGCCAATTTTCTTTTCGTATGCTAAGTAGTGATAAACGCTAGCAATATTAGTAGCGGCAATAGTAATCTTACTTTGTACCCAAGCTTCTAATTGCTCGTCGTCTTGAATGTGTTCTTGTAGGTTTGTAGCATAGTTAGCTAGTTTAATTAGCTCTTGCTTGGCCATTGCACCTTCTTGATCGCCGTGGCCCATATCTGTTCCTACTGCGTCCATTCCTGGATCTTCAGCACCCATCTCTGAGTCTGCGCCCATTTCTGGGTCCATATTGTCTAATTCTGCTGGCATTGGTATACTCCGTTATCTTTATATATTTAGCGTCTTTTGATGACTACTGACTCTTTAGCTTGGCCAAACAAGCTGGCTTTAACATCTAAGCCGTTTTTTGCTGTACCGTCGCTGTTTTTAGGCTGTACTACTTTAGGTTGCGCTGGCGATTTAGTACCACTTCCTGTGCCAAAACTGCCTGTGTAACTCTTTTTGCCACGTGATTTACCTGGACTTAGTTGCGGTGCATCTACTGTACCGATATTGGCGGCACTGGTTGCTCCTGCACTAGCTGATTCTTTAATACCAGCACCATTGGCTTTTTGAACAGCTTGATAAAATGCCTTGGCTTGTTCTTCGGTAGGATTCTTATACATCTGGCTTAGCAAACTATGTGCATCATTCAAATGAGCCACAGCAGGATTTCCTGCACCTGCATTTGCTATGCGCTGAGTGATTTGATCTTGTATTTTAGCAATCGTTTGTGAATCTTTTCCTATGGTATTTAGAAAACCAGGCAATTTTGCCATAGCCGCACTAGCTATACCTTCATTCTCAACTTCTGAGTTACCAAACGGATGTACTTCAATCCACTTGCCGCCTTGATTTTGTATCCACTTACCGTGATGATATTTGCTCCTAACAATGCCGTGTACTCTTAATGCAGCCTCTTGCCCATCTCTGAATCCTGCGTTACGTGCAGCACGTTCTTCGTGCCCGGCAATCATTCGTTGTTTAAGTCTGCCGTCTTGCGGATCGTATTTGTACCATAAATTAGCTTCATCGCTAGCACCACCACGCAAATCATTGCCATCGCTATCGTAATAATTTGTTAGGCTGTTACGTCTGTAACTTTCTTCTAATTCATTAATTTTCATTTATCTGTTCCTCTCCAACCCTGTCCAACCGCCTTCTCTCCCTCCATAAATTTTGGTAAACTGAACCAAAGTTTAAACCATTCAGGAGTTCCAGGTTGGATATTTTGTTCACGTTGTATACGGCCTTTTTCACTGCCAGTAACACTAATATTACTGCCTTGATTTGCACGGTATTCGTGTAGCCTTGCTTCGCCGCCTAGTCCGCCCATACCTGACAAAATTTTTAATTCCTGTATAGGATCATTAGGTGCAAGATAACAATCGTCTGGACTATCTTGATTCAAATCGGCTGATGTTATTTTATATTGTTTCATTTTAAACTCGATCTTAACATCCAGCTGTGCTTCTTATGTGCATCTTGACGATCTGCTAAAAAATTACTTAGTCCGTGATCACCATTTGCTTCTGCCATATCAAATGTAATGCGAAAGATTTCTGCCATTTTATCGCTGTCTGCTAATAATTCTTGTAGCATATCGCTCCACATTGGTACTTCATTTTCATCATCTACAGTAGTTAGCATACTAAATTTTTGTAAACTAGCTGGAGTATATAATTGTAGTGCGCGAAGATGTTCTGCAAATGTATCAATACTTCCATATACTTCTGAGTAGATACGTTCAAACAGTTCGTGTAGTTGACCAAACAAAGGTCCTTCTACGTTCCAATGAAAATTATGTGCCTTCAAATAAAAGCTAAATTCACTAGCAAATGCTGTTTTTAAAGATAGATGATATTTGTTATGTTCCATTTAAATTCCGTACTTGTTCTTCTTAGGTTTAGCCACAGCACTGATTTTATTACCGCCTTCTGGCTCAGTACTTTTGCTCCAAGGATTAATTTGATGATGCTCTGTAGGTATAGTCTTACGAGCCTGTTTAAGCATTTTATGTTCCAACTCGGTAAACGGATGAGTAGTCCAATAAGGCCCCATCCAACTTTCGTGTGGAACATCGATTTTTTTATCTGAACCGTCCATCATACCTACAACCATACCTGTACGATATTGATGATACGTTGGATAGTAACCGCCGGGATCACGTTCGATAGCATATCCTTGCTGAACAGAATCGTGATGAGGGTGTGCTTTTCCGGTATGCTCTGTAATAAATTCTTTTGCTCTCATTATATACCGTATCTATTTGTTTTAGGTTTTGCTACTGGACTAACAGTATTAGTACCATCGGGCTCGTTACTAAACTCATCTGTTAAGTGAGTAATAGCGCCTGCTCCTAGTGATTTAGCTGCATCTTCAACTTTCTTTAATTCTGCGTCAGTGTATGCTGTAATCAATGGATCACCACTCATAGCACCTGCACGTGGCATATCTGGGTTAGCCATAGCCATACCAAATCTATATTGCATATAAGGACTACCATTAGCTTTGTTCATACTAATATTAGGAATACTCATAGCATTCTTTAATGCTTGAATATGCGTATGGTGTAGTTTTTCAGCACCTTTGCCAGCATATGGAACATCGCCTTCTGCTAATTTTTTACGTGTAAATTCTTGTGCTCTCATTTCTCGTATAACCTTATTAGCATATTTAACTGAATTTTCATATGCGTGTCTTGTATGTACCGCTTGAACATTCTTATCATCGCCGGGTTCTTTATGCTTTGGTGGTTCTTTGGCTTTTTCTTTTTCAAAGTACTTACGCATTTCTTCTGCGCTAGCTACTTTCTTTTTAACTGAAGTTTTGGATTTTGATAATAAATCCATCATACCTTCGGCTGCTACTTTTTCTTTCTTAGGCTTTTTACCAAACGCAGGATCCGCCATACGTTCTCCTGCCTTGTGCATTAGTTCACGTACTTCGTCATCGCTAAGTTCCGGACTCATAGCATCACGCCAGGCCTGAAAACGTTGTTCTTCGCTAGCACTAGGATCTTTAAGTATATCACGCATTGGAGTAGCACGTGGGCCTTCCTCTCCGCGACTTGGATCATTTGTTTCTTGACGTGCAATAACATCTAAACGGTCGAATGTAAATGGAATCTCGCCTTGTTTATTTGCTATACCGTTATAGTGTTTTACATAACTTAAGGCTTTAACTTGATCGGCACCTACTACAACTGTACATTCAGTGTAGCCCATTTCGTTTAACTTGCGTAGTACGCGAGTTAAGTCGGGCATTTCTTCTGTAGCCACGTGAAATATTTGTCCGTGTTTAGGAAATACTTTGCGGTAGATATTTAATTTTTCTTCCGGATGTAGCGGATCGTCTTTACCAACAGAGCGACTTAGCACAAAATATGGATCTGCACCAGTCTCATCGGCCTGGGTAATTACACTACTGGCCAACATCATATGACCTTTATGACCCATACCGCGGCCCCAGCCTACTACAGCACTTTTACCTTCACCAGTACGATTAAGAAATTCACGCAACTTCATCGTCTTTCCTTGGAGCCCAGTTAGCCTGGTCAATAGTTTTGACAAACTGTCCAGGCAAGTCATTCTTGAACTTGCCGCCAGGATGCGCTTGTACATAACCTTCTGGTTTAGTTTGACGGATACCGCCGTGTGTACCGCTACTTAATGCAGCGATTACTTTCATCTTTTCGTGCGTTAGCAATTCAACAGCAGTTAGAATAGCATCTAGCCCAGGATGAGTTAATACTTTTTGTGCTTGTGTATTACTTAACTTAGCTGTGGCCCATTGCGCGAATTGTTGTTTAACTCCGGCAACACGTAAATTTTGATTAAAGAAACTATACAATACATCACCAGGCTTACTTAAACCAGGTTGTCCAGCAACAAAACTATCGATAGCGGCTTTATTTTGTTTAATAAAATCTTCAGCGTGATCTAATCCTGACTCATCTACTTGCGGTGCGTGTTCGACATAAGTTGTGCCTTGCACTAGCACATCACCGTTTGATAATTTTTCAGCATTTGGATAACGAGTTTCTTCAGCACCAATATGTGTATAGTAGCCAGTTGCGGCAACCATCATCTTTGCGTTAGCAATCTTTTTACCTAATTCGCTACTTGCTGGAATGTGGAAGCTAGTTATATTAGGAGTAAAATCGTATTCGTGTGTACTAGGATTTAATTGTGCTGGTTGTAATGGGCTGAATAAAACTCCGCCTTCAATAAATCCTGTCTTAGGACTAATCTTTTCAAACAACGGCCATAAGTCTGCAAGACCTTGTGCAAATGCACGACGTTGATCTTCTTGACCAGGTTTAGTATTTCCAGTTCCTAAAATAAACATAGCAACGTCATCTGGATCATTCATTGTAGTACCAACACCACTCTTAGTATGTGTTGTACCACGCTTTAGGTATTCCCAGGCATTCTTTGGAATCATACGGAACTTGCCGTCTTCATCTCTGCCCCAGTATATAACAGGACTACCATCCCATTTTAATTCAATAGATCCGCCTTTGCTAGTCATATGACGTAGACGTTCAATAGCGTGTAACCCGCCAGTACTACCATTTGTAAACACTAAGTCTTCAATATGTTGATACTTACGACCTACAGTAGGTTTAGCCGCCGCTTCATTAATTGCGGTTGGACTAACAGCTTGCCAACTTGCTCCACTACTAGCTTTTTGGAATATTTCATCACGACGAGCTTGATCTGGGATAGCGGCCAAAATACTTTCAACACTACCTAAGTCAGTGCCTTTAGCGTGTTTGCCTAATAAATGTTGAGCAATTACATCTAAGTCATCGCTAATAAAATGTGCTTTCTTACCTTCTGCATCGCGTGAGTACAATCCTTCGTCCGGTGACCATAACATATTTTGACTACTTGCTAGTGCATTCATCATCATCTGTTTGTGTACACCTTTGTATGGACTTCCCGCAGGAATATGGTGTGTATGAAACTGAGAAACTCTTTCGGCGTTCTTAACTGCTTTAATATCGACCTGGAAGAATTGATTATTGAAAGGTAATAAAATATGAACTGTAACACCAGTACGGCGAGTTTTTAAACCTTTAGCCTGTAATTGTTTTTCTAATTCTTGACGTGCTGTCTTAGGATCTTTAATTTTAAATAGATCCATAATACGATCTAGGTCAATCATTACATCTAAATCGCCACTCATCTTTCCAGGAGTAGGAGTTGCCGCACTACCAATAAGGTGTGCCTTTGTTCCTAAGTCAGATAGGTATTTGTTTGTTTCTTGTGCTAGGTCTTGTGCGATAGCTTGATCAAAGTGCTCGGACTCTGACCAAATATTTCCACCTTCGTTGATGATTTTTTTGTTAGGTAGATTAACAAATAACTCTCTTAGTAACATTGTTAATCCTTATATTTGCCGTTAGATACGTGGTCTTTAAATTCTTCGTGCAACTTTTCACATATTTCTTTAAGTAGCTCTTCATCTAATGATGATGGTAATGCTTTAATTGGAAACTTTTTACTATAAATTTTATAACTGCTTTCTACAGCAGGTTTAAAAACACCCATTTTAGTTGGGCGTTTTGCCTTAGCATTGTCCAAACATTTTGCTAGACTAGGATATAAATGACGGCGATATACGTCATCGTCATTGTGCATAAAGTGTATTAAGTCTTCGGCTAAATCAAAGTTAATTTCGTTATTGTCGCCCTTACGGTCAACAAATTTCTTTTCATCGAAATTAAACCCTTCTAATAATTCATTTATTCGCATTTTCAAGCCCGTTGTGTATTGTCAGCAGAATACTCTGCAGTTAGAGTATTTATCGCTTTTGTAATCAACCAACTATGCTTTGATAATGCGTTCGACTTTAGAAATAGCACCTGCAAGGTGCATTTTAGCCATCAGCAGGTTGTTTTTTCCTGTGATGTAGAAGTGTGTACCGCCCCAACTACGAGGTTTTTGTAAGTCTCTAATACAACTCTTAGTTAGTTTACAATTCTTATTACTTTCGGCCCAATCAATAAACGCAACGTTAGGCTGTACAGTTTTACCCAATGTAACCCTATAGTCGTAGTCTGTCTTGGGCATAACAATAGTATCTGTGCTTAACGCAGTAGAATTTGGTGGCACAGATATGTATTTTACATTATCGTGATTTATATTTGCTAAAGAATCTATATCAGCTTTACTATTAGAATAAACAGTGACCCACGGAGATTCTACCCTAACATCAATATCTTTTAAGTTGCATAGTATACTTTGCAAAGCAAAAGCATAGTCTAAATCATCTTTACCTTTGATATAACTAGTGCGCCAACCCGACCGTGTTTGATTTCTAGATAAATCTATTTGTTGTAGCTGGGCCAGCGCATTGTCCATATCGGCACTACGAAACAACTGCGCACCAGCACACACCAATACAATTTTGTATTGGTATACGCCTTTGAACAGTCGAGTAGTAGTCTTATACAGCATCTGTTGGCATATCCACTAATGGTGTAACTTGATCAACAGTTAGCAAGGGAACTTTAACTTCTTTTGGAACAGCAACAATTAACAATTGATCGCCGTCTATTGTAATATTAGCACTACCGCCATTCTTCAATGTGCCAAACAACATCATCTTAGCAAGATTGCGTTTGATTTCCTTGTCAATAACACGCTGTAAAGGACGGGCGCCCATCTTAGGATCGAAGCCTTTAGTAATCAACCAATCTGTAGCTTCCTTGTTAATTTTGATTTTAACACCTTTGTCTTTAACCTGTGCCTTAAGTTCATCAATAAACTTAAGAACAATCTTAGTCATTGTTTCTTTAGCCAATTTGTTAAAGGTAATGATACCATCCAATCGGTTACGGAACTCTGGTGTAAAGAACTTTTTCAAGTCTTTGTCGCTGTATTCTTTTTCTTGAGCACCAAATCCAATAGCATTCTTTTCAGCTTCGTTTGCACCAGCGTTCGTAGTAAGAATAAGGATTAAGTTACGGCAGTCTGCTTGTTTTCCATTTGAACCGGTAATAAAACCATTGTCCATCATTTGTAGTAATACCGTGCTAACATCTGGATGCGACTTTTCTACTTCGTCAAACAACAGAACAGCATTTGGGTTCTCTTGAATCTGTGTAATCAATAGGCCAGCATTTTCTTCAAAGCCAACATAACCAGGAGGGCTACCAATTAGTTTACTGATGCTATGTTTTTCTTGATACTCACTCATATCAAAACGTAGCAATTTAACACCCAAATGTTTAGCAAGTGCCTTGGCTGTTTCAGTCTTACCGCAACCCGTTGGACCCATAAACACAAAGCTACCGATAGGTTTATTCTCTGATTTCAAACCAGCCTGTGCAACAATGATCTTATCTACTACTTCAGTAAGCGCCAGGTCTTGTCCATAAACTTCTGCTTGTAAGTTATCTTGCAAACTAGCCAAGTTACTTGATTCTGTTTCCATAATCTTTTCTTCTGGCATCTGAATCATCTTAGCAAGTTCGTATTGAATTTCACGTTCGCCGATAGTACGCTCATCTGCAATCTTTAAGTTAAAGCGTGAGCAAGCAACGTCAATTAAGTCAATTGCCTTGTCTGGCAATTTCTTATCTGTTTGATATTTAACTGACAATTTAACAGCCGCTTGTAGTGCATCGTCACGAATTTTAACATTGTGGAATCCTTCGTAGTATTTCTTAATACCTTTAAGGATTTGTAATGCCATTTCTTGGGTAGGCTCGTCAACAGTGATGCGTTGGAAACGGCGCATCAACGCACGATCCTTTTCAAAGTGTTTGCGATACTCTTCCCAGGTAGTACTGGCCACAACTTTAATGTTGCCTTTGCTTAGAGCCGGTTTCATCATATTAGCGAGATCGTTAGCAGAGTTGCTAGCAGATCCTGCGCCAGAAATCATATGTGCTTCGTCGATGAACAGCACAGTCTTACCTTTCTTACTTAGACCTTTTAGAACCATCTTAAAACGTTCTTCAAAGTCACCGCGGTATTTGCTACCAGCAAGCATAGCTGAAATATCTAAACTGTAAACTTTGTATTCTTTTAGGAACTCTGGAACAGCACCGTTTACAATATTATAAGCCAATCCTTCTGCAATAGCTGTTTTACCAACACCAGGGTCGCCGACAAGGATCACGTTATTCTTACTACGACGGCCTAAAGCTAGTGCAACATTTTCTAATTCGTCTATGCGGCCGATAACTGGGTCAACTTTCTTTTTAGCAACTTCATCATTTAAGTTTGTAGTAAATGCTTTTAGAGCACGTTCACCTTGGCCGTCTGCTGGTCCTTGCTGATCTTCTTCTATAGCATCTGCATTGTTTGTAATGAAGTCGTTAAATTTATCTTTGTCAATTTCTTGCTTGCTGATGAAATAAAACGCCCAACTACGTTTTTCTCCAAACATACTTAGGAAGATATCAGCTGCTTCAATTTGTTGACGTCCATTAAATAGGACCTGGGTGAACGCACGATTAAGTACACGTTCAACCGCTTGTGTCTTTTTAGGTTTAACTACTACATCTGGTATAGTAATTTCACCGCATTTATTTTGTAAGTAATCTGCTAAGTCTTGTTTTAAATTTGCAGGATTTGCTCCAAACCCTTCTAACGCATTATTAAAGTGCTCGTCAGAGAGCATACCAAATAACAAGTGTTCGATTGTTAAGTACTCGTGATGTAATTTTTTAGCGGACTCGATTGCTCGTTCAAATACCGCTTGTAGATTGTCACTTGGTTCGACCATTGCGTTTTTTCCTTTGTTTTTTAATCGCTAATGCTAATTTTAACGGACTGATATAATCTGTAAAACACACTCCGTCCAAATGGTCCAGTTCGTGTTGAAAACATCTTGCATCTATCCCCGATAACTCTATTATACAGTCTTTACCTTTTCTGTCAAGGTATCCGACTGTAATAGTTTGTTGACGTTTTACGTTGAAAAATAAATCGGGAAAGCTCAAACAACCTTCTTCTCCTTCTACAATAGTTCCGTCACCTTTTATTATATGTGGGTTAAACATACAAAATGGAACCTGATCTTTGAGACAAATAGCAAAAACTCGTTTGAGTAATCCTATTTGATTTGCAGCTAGCCCGAGTCCGTTATTTTGAATCATAAGCTGAACCATATCAACTTCTAGTGCTTCTGCACCAGTGTCTGTTTCAAAATTCCAGTCTTCCGCTTTTTGTTTTAATACTGTGTTAGGAAATTTTATTAATTTCATCATTAAGTTTTTGTAACTCCGCCACTAGTTTTAAATCTGTAACTTTTGGTGTTCTTATATTAATAACACTAACAAATCTTCCCTTTACTCCAGTATTTACATTTGGAAAACCATTTCCGTTACTGGCAAATTCGACACCTGTTTCTACTCCTGGGCGTACTTCTAAATCTAATACAGTACCTGCTAGTGTAGTTACATTCTTTCTACATCCAATCATAGCCTCGATTGGGTTGATGTTTACCTTAGTATAAACATCATCGCCTCTGCGTTCGTATCTAGGATCAGGAGTTACAAGTATAGTAACATTAAGGTTACCTCTGGGCATATTAGGAATGCTGTCATCGCCCAGTCCGTTGTAGCGTATGGTATCACCGTGTGTGATACCAGCTGGCACGTTAATAACAACATTTTGATTGCGGCCACTAGGCAATCTGTAATTTGCTTCTAGTTGTTTGCCTGCAAATGAGTCTGCAAAAGAAACAGTACATTGGATATTCAAATCTCTGTTTCTACGCATTTGTCCTCGCATTTGTCCAAAAATATCGCCAAACGGATGGCCACCGCCAAAGCCGCCAGTGAACATATGGCCAAACGGATCAAACCCTGGACCGCCTCCAAAGTTAAATGATTGCCCGCCACCAAACTGTCGTTGTTGATCGTATTCGGCTTTTTTTTGGGCATCGCTTAGTGTGTCGTAGGCAACACTAATGTCTTTGAACTTGGCTTGATCTCCACCCTTATCTGGATGATGTTTATTAGCCAAGCTTCGGTATGCTTTTTTAATTTCGTCTGGGCTAGCGTTTTCGCTAACACCTAATGTTTGGTAATAATCAGTCATAGTCGTAAAAATAGGTCCAATCTAATATAGTAATTATACTATCTTAAACGGGACCTGTCAAGATTTTGGCTTACTTTTTCTTGACTGGAGTATCCGGTTTAGTACCTTCTACTTTTTCGCCGTCAAATTTCTTGTGATGCTTAACTTCTTTTTTAGCTGGAGCTTCTTTTTTTACAGGAGCTTTTGCTTTTTCTGTGGCCATCGCTGATGATGCAACTACTGCTACTACTAATAATGCTAATAATTTTTTCATTTTGGTTTCCTTTATAGTGCTGGTTGATCGTCTTGTGGTACTACTTTCTTTCCACTTGCATTTGTTGTAACCGGTTGCGGTGTGCTTGGCGCTCCAAATCCACTACTGAATCCGGGCGTTGCTGTTGCCGATGGACTTGGAGATGTGCTTCCAAAGCCGCCTCCGCTAGACCCAAACGCTCCCGCTCCAGTGCTTGTACTGCCGCCAAAGCCGCCTGTGCTTGGTGTTGATGAACCAAAGCTACTGGTAGCTCCGAATCCTCCTGATGACGTCGAGCCAAAGCCTGTTGACCCGCCTGATGATGAACCGAATCCGCCACTTGATGTTCCTCCAAATCCGCCTGTTGAACCACCGAAGCCGCCTGACATACCACCGCCCATTCCTGGTTGGTTACTTACATTTACCATACCTTGACCTGGCGGAACGTATGTTGTTCCTGCGCCTTGTGGGAATTGCATTGTAGGTCCAGCTGCACCGCCTAGTTTTTCTTGTGTGCGTCCATACGCACTAATACCAATAACAGCACCCATTGCGATGTGGAATAAACCAGCGCCCTGGAGTGTTAGTGGTTGCCATTGACTAGTTACGTTTCCGTGACTAACCATTTGTAATAAACTCCATAGAACTGGGAATCCTACAAAATCCATTGTACAGACTAGCATATACATCCAGCCCATCATTGGACGCCATTTGCTGTTCATCCAATCTTCTTTTTTCTTCTCGCTTGCGGTCTGCTTAAAATCTTCATCTGCCATAGTTCGCTCCTTTTGGCTTTATATACGTATTTATTTCACGCTATTGTATATTTTCTGTTGAGTATTGTACCAGTCCAACCAGTTATCAACTTTATCCTTACAAAGGTAATACTGATTATAATTTGCTGTTACGACTTCCAATGCATCGCTTAATTTTTGTGTTGTAGGATCTACAGTTGCTAAATCAGGACACGCTGTTTTTAGCTCGTCGGGTGTGCCTGGAAATTGCATAGATACGACAGTTTTGTTTGAAGCACACGCTGTTAACATAGCAATTACAGCTAAAATTAGTAAACGTTTCATTTAGTTGCTCCTAACGGATTCTTAGCCGCGTCATTGAGAATTTTAGTCGCTTCTGGATCTAATTTACAGTCTGCATCAATTTTCTTTTCAACTTCTTTAATACGCTCTTTGATTACAACTTGTACATCGTGAATAACTTTAGTTTTTGTTACAATCTTGGTATGTAAATTGCCGTTAGCATCTGTACTAGCAGTTTGTGCCGCCGCCATTTTTGCCTGCATTTCATTAATTTGTGCTTGATAGATAGCGGTAATTCCAGCTCCTCCATACATAAACACACCTACTAGCATTACAGCAAACGAAACAGGTTTTACAAAAAACGCATAAGGTTTAATTGTAGGAAATGTATCGACTATTCTTGCTAAAAAATACGTAGTAGCACCTGCACCTGCAACAACTGGCCAAAGCCAGGAAGGTAAATTACTTAGGATATGTTCTATTAGCCAGGCAAACATATATTAACCTACAAGTATTGAATGTGCTTGCGCGGTGTGTTGCTTACGTTCGTCTAACCCTAGTGTTCCACCGTTAATCTTTTTAGTTAGACCAAGCACATCTCCGTTATCAGCTAATGCGTTTAGGTTGTTGCTTTCCCAGAACCAGCAAGCTGATTGAATAGCACCTTCGAATGTTCCTAAGAATTCAGGAACTTCTTCTACTGGTGTATCAATGCTTTGTGCAAAACGACTGTAATTATCCTTACCAGTAATTTGAATCAGTCCACGACCACAGAACTTCCAGCCATCGCCACTTTCTTCTGGACCGTTGCCCATACGATTGGCATACGCTCTATTAGCAATTTTTTCTGGTTGGTGAGCATAGTCATTTGCATTACTTTCATTAAAGTAGTGAGGCCATACTTTGCATAGTGTTTCTGGACGGTAGTTTAAATTTTCCACAAGTGCTTTGTATCCAGCACTTTCTACCATTGTCTGTCCTAAGAAGCAAGCCACACGTTCTGGTGTATTGATATCGTAGTCTGGTAAAATTTTGCACAATGCTTCGTGCCAATGCTCTGAGTATGGATTATTTTGTAGTATCGCTGTGCATTTTTCTAATGAAAAATCAAATGTAAAATCTGCCATTATTGTATCCTTTCAAGTGCAACGGCCCAGCCGCTGTTTTCAAATATAAATGTACTACCAATTTTGGTAATGTTGTAATTTCCAATAACCTTAGTTAGGAACATTACTTCGGCCATATCCTTACTTTCTAAGATAATAGGGCCTTTGACGTTATCGTATACTTCTTGTTTTCTTCCACTAGCTAAAATATTGAAACTAACTGGACCGCTGTATGCTCTTTTAAATGTAATACTTTCTCCAAGCACGTTCAAACTTTCAGCGAAACTATTACTAAAGAAATTACTAAAATTATTTAACCCATTTTCTTGAGTGGCAATATCGTAGCTAGCTTTATCTTTAGGAACAGCTCTTTTTAAATTTTCTAGAGTAGCTTCTTTACTTTTAAAACTTTTAAAATAACGGAAACGCAATTCTTCTAAGCCAGTTAATTTCTTAAGACCTTCGACTAGTTCAAAAATTTGTTCAGCTGATTGACGTCCACGTTCAATTTCAACGTAAACCCGGTATGTACCTTCGTCAGTTTCTCCTGCGGTAACATCGCCGTCCAAGACAAAATTGTAACCCATCTCGAAGAAATTTTCTAAATCTTTAGCCGGATCTTCTCCGTCTACTGTAAAACTTAAAACAACAATATCTTCGTCTTGACCAATTTTACTTTTGTAACTGTCAATTTCAAATACTTCGTCTACTAAATCTCGTAGGTCATCCGCCTGCAAACTTTCGTTTAACTTCATACAGCACCTCCAGGAGCTGGTGGAGCACCACCGCCGGCGGCAGCTGGTGCAGCAGCGGCAGCTGGTGCGGCAGGAGCCGGAGCACCGCCTGCTGGATTGCTAGCCTGTGTTGGGCCTTGATTTTCTTTATCTTCGTTTTTCATCTTATCCATATAACCTTTGTAGATATCAAAGGCAATTTTCTTTGGCATTGTAATTTCTACAATCCAAATAGGTTTGCGATCTAAACGACCTTTCTTTGTGCCAGGCCGAATGTCTTCTACAGTACGAATTTCGCGTGGCTCTAACAAATGACTCTTTTGATATGTGACTTTACAGCCTAACTCTGTCAAACGTTTGCCCGCAATAGGATTAGGCATCTTGCTCTCTGGCCACATAAAACCAGCTGTAATCCAGTGGCGGTCTACCTTGGGTCCATAGGCTAATTCGCCGTCCTCCCAGTTTTCGTATACGTACATATCCATTTGATCTAATACACGCTCAAAGTCCTTTAGCACAGCCAAGGATGAGTTGTTTTCGTATAGTTCTTCAATGTTTTTAATAACGTCTAAAATATCGTGCATAGTGGATTCCAGAAACTTGTATACTTATTTAGCTGGTTTAAAATCATAACGTATCACTTTATATTTCTGCGTATTCGTTAAATAATAGTGTAGAACCTCTGTAGTTATCAGGGCGGTCACTACAAGTCCTACTTTAACAGTAAAGCAGGAGCACAACTAGATGAGTAAACAACGAGTGAAAAAGCGTTTTACATCAGAAGTTAACATAATTGATTTTCAGCCATATCTTCCGGCGAAAAAGCAACGTGTCAGTATCAACGCACGTAACGTTAATCAAAAACTTTATCTCAGTAAACTTTATGACGAAACCAAAAGCATAGTGCTTGCCATTGGTCCAGCCGGCACGGGTAAAACTATGCTAGCCGTACAGTTTGGGATTAAGTTATTTCAGGAAGGGAAAGTTGACAAAATCATTGTGACAAGACCCGCCGTTTCCGTAGATGAAGATTTAGGATTTTTACCAGGTGACTTAAATGAAAAGATGGCACCTTGGACTCGTCCTATTTTCGATGTATTTGGGGAATATTACCAACAAAAAGAAATAGCCAAGATGCTAGAGGAAGGTGTTATTGAAATAAGCCCACTTGCGTATATGCGTGGACGCACATTTAAGAACGCATACATTGTTGCTGATGAATGTCAGAATACAACTGTAAATCAAATGAAAATGCTACTAACCCGACTAGGAGAGGGTTCTAAAATGGTGGTGACAGGAGATTTAGCCCAAGCAGACAGATTGAGCGACAATGGTCTGATAGATTTCTGTAATCTATTATCAGACAAAGAATATTTGGAACATATTGATTTTATTCAATTTGACACTAAAGACATCGAACGCCATAATGCTGTAAAAGAAATACTGGCAATATACGGAGAATAAAGTAGCAATACTTTAGATAGTCAACAAAAAGGGCCATTGCGGCCCTTTTTTATTATAAGTGTGACAAACGGATTAGTGTTGCCGCTAGATTAATTTCTGGATCACTAACTAGCGTGTGATCTACGAGACCTTGCTTGATAATAAGAATGGCATTATCTTGCTTTTTAGCATCTCCAAAGATTGCTACATTGTCGTACAACCAACGATAGATTTCTTCCATTTCCTCTGGACGAGCTTGCCCGCAAACAAGTTTACGTGCTTCAGAAATTTTACCAGCTTTAAATAATTCAACCATTTGAATTTTATAATCTGCTTCTCCAGTATCACCACGTTCTGGAGTATGCAACGAGCCGTCTAAACTATTCATTTGCACAGTATTGATGCACTTACGCAAATCTGGATATGTGGCCTTAACAAACGTATCTAATGTATCAATTTCAAAATTAATATTTTCTGTAATTAAGATTTCGGCTACCCTAGCAGTAAACTCAGTAACGTCGACACGTTCAATGTGAAAACCCTGACAACGTGAATGAATAGCAGGAATAATACGATTAGGATAATTGCACGTAAGAATGAAACGTGCCGTAGTGTGATATTCTTCCATAACACCGCGTAGCGCCGCCTGTGCGTTTGGAGATAAGTAATCAGCTTCATCTAATAGTACTACCTTAAAATCTCCAAACGGAATCATTTGGACAAAGTTAATAATCTTATCCCTAACGTCATCAACGCTGTTTGTACGACTTGCGTTAATTTCTAGTACGTCGAGATCATTTACATCTAATTCATTAAACAAGATTTTGGCTAGAGTTGTTTTACCAATGCCAGCGTTTCCGCTAAACAATAAGTGTGGGATTGATTTTTGTTTAATCCAGCTTTGTACTTGCTCCTTTTGATGGCTATCTCTAAAAACATAGCCATCAATAGTGTTAGGACGATATTTCTCTACCCAAAGTTCTTTCATACTAATTCCTCGGCAATACCTAAAATTTCTGCTAGTACTAATATAAGACCAGCACCTTGAATGTATGGATTCATTTCTAACCAACCACCACCAGCAAGTGCCAATCCTGCGGCAATTCTAAATCCGCTCTTTATCATACTAACACTAGTATGTGTAAAAAACTTTTTATTAGTTGGTGTTGCTTCCAGTACGCTTTTTGCTTTCTTAATATCTGCTACAGCTTCTTCGTGTGTGCTCATAAGACTCTCCTTTTATGTAGTATACAGGTGAAAACAGGGCTAGTCAATAGCCCTGTTGCTCGAACTGTAATTTTATTGTTCGAAACTTGGTCTAGCAAATGAAGAAGGATCAAAATTTGCGTGTTCTACTTTACTGTGTACACCAAACGTATTGTCGCCTGGATCTTCGTCAGTTACCATTAAAATGGCTTTTATATCTGCTCGACGAATAACGATTTCATCACCGTTTTCATCTACGACAGTAACGCCACGGGTCCAACGGCCGTGCTCTAGTAAAATCCATTCACCGACTTTGACATCTTCTTGTTCTGGACCAATAGCCCAGACTCGGCACCATCGATGGCGAATGCCTTCACTTTTACCATCATCGCTTGGTAGCACAATACCGCTAGCGGTTTTGCGTTCTTCAAAATTCATATCGGTGACAAGGATATTGTCACGAATTGGAATAATTTTTCCTGTTACTACGTTCATTCGTTTCCTTCCGGATCCATATCTTTAATTAACTTGGCTTTTTGAGCCGGAGTTAATGGTTTAGCTGGAACCTCAACCGTTTTAGTTTCAACTACCGGTGTAGCTGGTTGTGCTACTGGCTTGTTGATAGTTTCTGGAATAACTGTGCTTGCAGGATGTAGTTGTTCACGTTTGGCAATAATTTGACCACCAGGACCAATTTTATCCCCACGTGCGTTTACACTCATATTTCCTACAGCCAGCGTTAATTCGTTTTGACTGATTAATTTAGTCATATCGATTTCTCTGCCCTTGGCAGTACGATATACTTGTCTTTGTTGTTCTTTTTGTGCCATCTTAATCTCCTAGGATTATAGTATTACTTATCTCAGGAATTCCTGCCAGTCTAAATTATATTTGACTGAATCTATTTGATGTACGCCCAATAAGTATAGTACAAAACTAGCTACACTTGAGCCACGCCCTACACCCCAAACAATACCATTAGCATTACAAGTATCTACAAAATGCTTAGTCCATTGTAATAATGGAATCATTCCACGGGTTTCAAATGCGTCCATTTCATCCATAACCCTGTTTCTTTGCTCATCTGTAGTACAGCGTTGTAAACACCATTCTTCTACATCGAACTCTCTGTATTCTGGTGGCATAAACCAATCGCTTTGTAGTGCAGAATCAAAATCTGCAATATCAATTGAATCTAATTGCTCGTTGAATCGTTGGAATGTAAATCCAGCCGTTTGCTCCAACTGTTCAATTTCTTCATTGTAGTCTACAGTGATGTCTTTGATAGTAGTAAGTTTACCCTGATAGAGGGCTCGAAATATATCTACTGAATTAAAAATAGGATTACCGAATTGATCTAGGCGCATAGCCTATATTTTAGTTGACTTTAACTAATTTGTCAAGGTTCTTTTCGCTCTTTTGCATTAATTTATCCAATGCAAGTTGACGACGTTTGCTCAATTCTGTTTTATATGTTTCTAATAGCATACTCATTTGCTGGCGAACTTCTACATTATAAGTCATAAAATACTTACGTGTAAGTGAGTTTATCTTTTCTTCCAGTTCGTTATCTTTGAACTGTGACATATCGCCGGCTAATGGGTGCATTAGTATGTGCCTGCCAATTTTAAATAGGCTACAGTATCGCCCAAGTTCCAAGCTTCGATAACATAGGCTGTATTAGCTGTTGCTAGGCTAATAGTAGCATAGCTGTTATTCTGAGCAGGAACTAGCGTTCCTACATCACTAGCAGAAACTTTAACAGTTCCGCCTGTGTTTTGAATAGTTACAGTTAAATTATTGGAAGTAGGAATTAACATCAAACGTAGTGTACTAGAATAAGTAGCACCAGTTGGTGTATTGTTTACAGGCCAACCTGTAATTTGAACGCTAGTACCGCTTTGTGTGATATTAATTTTTTGTGTATTAGCATCTGTAAAATTTGCAATTACAGTTGAACCTGGAGCATTTTGTGGAAACAGTACGCTACTATAACTTTTTAATAGTGCATTACTAACAACATTGTTAGCTAGATTGTTATCTAAACTATCGTTAACAGTTAATTGAGCTTTCAACAATGCCTTAGCCTGCAAATCTGCAAGCTCATCGTGTGCGTTTGATAGCGCAGTATAGATAGCTTGGAAATTATCACGGAAACCTTGGGTATCATTATCTTGCCCAGGAACTGGGTAATTTGTTGTAATTGTTGAAAAAATTATGTTGCTCATACTGTTATCCTATCGTTTTTGAATACTAGATATTTATCGCCGTAAACCACGTCACCTTGTGAATTTAGTACAGCGTTTATTGTATATCTATCTACTGTATAATCTAATGCTTTGAAATCAAACCCGCTTAATTTAATAGCGGTAATAATGGTGTCTGCTGTGCCAGGTTTGCAAAAACACAACGGAACAGCCAGAGTGTAACCTAATTGTTCTTTTTGCCCAGATCCTATACTACGCATCCATAAGGGCAAATAGTTACGTTCGCTTAATCCAACCTGTGCTAAACGGTATCTCCAATTGGAAATACTGTTAGGAAAATACTCATTGGTATTAGGGCTACTTACTTCATACCCTGTGCTATCAACACCAATAGTCTGATCAATAGTTATAGTATCTTTATATCTAGTGTTGGATTTAATCATTTCTGGCAAGTGTACGCCATTAGGTTCTAACGGATCTAGCATTTGAACATAGATAACTTCATACACTTCGGCCTGTGTTGTCGGATCATTTGCCACAGCTTTCATAACACTACCAAACTGGAAACGCTTCTTCTTATTATTTAGACCCATTGCGCCTACATACGCAGCTGCAACTTCTGTTTGAATGCCAGCATATACTAACATTGTTAATCCAGATTGTAGACCAAAGTTTGTATCGTTAGGTCTATAAATGCTACCAGGTGTGAAGATACTAGTGTTGTTGATAAAATCGTGCCATAGCAAACGCTGACTAGGTACTAGCATTGGTTTAGTTACAATGTTGCTGTATGTTGTAGTATTAGGTTCGCTGATTGTTACTGTGAATGTTCTAGTTACAGCACTATATCCAAACTGGTTTGATGCTGTGATACTAAAGGTATACTTTCTTTCAAACGTAGTTGTTGCGTGGTCGAAAGTTGTGGTGCCACCGTCGAACGTAGTTAGTCCTAATTGTCCAGTAGCGGCATCATAAAACTGATTAGGAGTTCCAATAATTTCACCGTCTGGATTTAGTGTTAACCCAATAGGCAACTTGCCAGAAGTTAATTCATACACAACAACATCGTTAGCCAAGTTTGAACTAGCATTAACAGCTAAGGTAGTAATATAGTTTGCTGGGATTGTTCCTAAGTTACTAGGTGTGTTCCAAGTAATTTCACTGTTGATAGAACCAAGTATCAACATTGTAAATGTTTTAGAAGCTGTTACACTATCGTTTCCATCTAAGCGTGTTGCTGTAATTGTAAACGAATAGCTCTTAGTAACGCTTGGTTGGTATGGAACAACTCCATACAAATCTCCAGTGTTAGCATCAAATTGTAATCCTGGAGGTAATTGGCTTGCATCTACAATAGCAAACTCTACATCGCTAGAGTCATACAATGCCATTGGTACTGTGATATAATTGTTAGATCTAAACGCACCTAAGTTGCTGTCAGTAATCCAAACTGGTGAACGTACAAAACTAGCATCGGCACTAAACTCACCGGCTAGTCCATCTAGTGTAGTTGAGTCAGCGTGGAAGTCATCTGTACCTACAACAAATATTCTAAAAATTCTTTGAGTAAGATTAACACCGTCGCTTAGTGTAACTTTAAATTGATAATTGGCACTTAAACTTTGCGGCTGGCTTGTTGGAGTATTAAAATCGTAAAACACTCCATCGTATACATAACTGTCGTAACCATCTGTAGGAGTTTTACCAAAGTCAAACGCAACTACGTCAAACAAACTTTCGTCAAATGTTCCAAGTCCGTCAGACTTGCTGATGATTAAACGTGGTTCAATAAACCCTTGTATCAAACCAGTTGAGGACATTGTTAGTCCAGGAGGCAATGCTCCGTCACCGTCTGCAATAAAATAAGTTAAAGGCTGACCAGTAGTAGTATTATAATCGTATGCTTCCAGTTGATATTTTACATACGTGCTGTCCAACACATATAGTTGACCGCCTAGGCCTATTGGCAAATCTCCAGCATCTGTAATGAACTCCGGTCTTGCCGTAGTATAAACATTCATAGTAAATGTTCTATCAGCAATTTCAGTTATGTGATTAACTGTGCGACTAGCTCTTATGCAGAATGTAAATTTAAGATTATTTGTTACTAGAAAAGGTGTACCAGTAATATGATTACCACGAATGGCTAAACCATTTGGCAAACTGCCAGATATTAACTTATAAGTTACACCGCTATCATCGGTTACTGGTAATGCTAGACCTGTTGGAGGACTTAGAGTAATTCCTTCTTCGAAACTACCTAAACTGTATCCTGATGATTGTGTCCATACGTTTAATGACATAGTGATTTGATCAATTAGATTGATCCAAAATCTAATAAATTAGAAATTTGTGGACCGTTAATTGTCCCCATATCAAGGTCGTAGCCGAATGGATTAGCTACACTAGTTCCTGATGGAACTAAGATGGATCCTAACTCTATGCTGAAAGCATTTGATTGGATTAATAATTCTACTAGTGCGTTAAGGATGCTTACGTTGTATCCGTTAACAGTAGAAGTAATGTTACCTCCGCCGATAGTAAAATTATTTTGATTTAAATTCCCGCCTAGCGTAGGATTTGAATCTGTATGTAAGCGAGTGTTAGCTCTTAAGTCAACTGTAGTGCTACCTGGCACAATAGTAACTGTGTTATCAATGCTGGTTAAAGTTTTAAATTCTAAGTTAAGATTATTTCTTTGTGCAAAAATACCAGCGGCATTGTTGCCGTCTGCAACTAAGTTATGTCCGTTGCTGATATTAACTGAGCCGTATAGCTCGTCAAAATTAGCCTGTACTTTGCTGAACGCTGTACGGAGATCATCACCCGTGCCGTCGTTTGCATATTGACCAAAATTAATAGTCTGCTTTGTCATAATCCGCTCTCTTTAATATATTTAGCTGGTTTTAATCTTTGCTAAACCTACGATGCTTAATACACGTATATAAAACCAACCAATATCAAATTCCCAAGGTTTACGACTAAACTTAGGACTAGCCGGATCTAAATGATGATTGTTGTGTAGTTCTTCGCCGCCGATTAAAATCCCAATAGGACTTACGTTTCTAGAATGATCTTTAGTCTCGCCGTTGCGATAACCCCACCAATGCCCGATGCCGTTAATAAATCCAGCAGCCCAGAATGGAATCCAAATCATCTGTACTCCCCACACTAGAAACCCCCATAGTCCAAATAATAACAAGTCTATGACTAACATTAAGAGAATACCATAGCGGTGATATCTAGTGTAGAAAATTTCTGCTCGATCTTTAGGAGTACCTACACCGTACTTGATGACAAAATTAGGATCTTTAGTTGCTTCGTGATATAAACTCCATCCGCCAAATATTAGTCTCCATATTCCAAATATGTGCGGACTATGAGGATCGCCTTCTACATCAGTTGTTTGATGGTGCTTGCGATGTACAGCAACCCAGGCTTTAGTGGTCATACCAGTTGTTAACCATAACCAGCAACGGAAAAAATGGTTCAACGCCGGATGGAATTCTACGCCTCTGTGTGCTTGACTACGATGTAGATAAAGTGTAACACTAACAATGGTTAAATGTGTGAATAGTAAGGTAATTAGTATAATGTTCATAGTTTTACTTATGACACATTAAGGATTAGTTACTGAAGTAATGATCCAAAAGTCACTGCTCATACTAGCATTATTTGTAACAGCATAAGGCATATAGAAATAGCCGTGATCGCCCCAACTAACACCCCAGCTGTTGCGGCAAATTAAACGTCCGCCGTTCAAATTATCATCGTATCCGACTACTGCTACAGCGTGTCCGCCTAGCAGCTGTTCACCAGCTTGCGGATAAGGCATCATACCTGTTGTTGTGTTAGCGTGACCTTCAAAACTAGCATACACGTCAAAACCAATAACTACTGGGTATCCTTGATTTAGTGCTGTCTTGATGCCTGTTGTTTGAGTTGTAATCTTTTGGTAAGCGCCTGCCTTACGTTTTGCGGCATCTGTGTAGGCTGCTGTACTTGGCCGAGTAGAAAATCTACTAATAATATATGGCCATACGCTTTCTAATGGAGCACCATATTGGTTAACTGCTTTGATGCCATCACGAATGTAAGCACCGCTATCATAATTAACTGTACCTTCTATTAAGCGTTCTTGATAATAGATAAACAATCGACTAACAGTTAAATTTTTACTAGCTTTCTTGTCTAGCAAATCAATTATACCGGCAATAGCGTTTCCAGTACACGATCCTAACTGTCCCTGATCTTGTATAGGACTGTCGTAGTTACGTAGGTCTACTCTAGCAGGTAGTGTAGCAGGAACTGTGCCTAGTTTAGCAGGATCATAGATATGATCTCGTGCGTCTACTGGTTCACGTTTCCAGTGATATTTCGGTATTGATGGTATTTTTAATCCTGGCATAATGGTTCCTTGTTACCAATAGTAAGTATAAGTTTCGCCTGTAGTGCTTCCTGACAGACCTGTGGCATCGTATGTTATTAAACGACCGTACGGTGCTGGAGCATTCGATACTACAGTTCTAACACCGAAGCCTGCCATAGTGCTAGTGATTGAAGCTCCCACAGGAACAGTTTCAGTGCTTTGTGTATTACCAAATACATAGGTAATGTTACCTACTGTAGTTCCGTTATTGTCGCTTAATGTACTTGCTATATGTGGATAATCAACAGCAAATTGAACGCCGCTATAAATTAGTTGGTGACCTTGTACGCTACCAAATAATGAATCCTGAGTTGGTGTCATTATTAGTTGTGTATTAGAATCTGTTGTTGGCGGATGCGAAGTTGTTGCTGGATCAAACGAAGTTCCGGTATAACGTGCTATATTGCTGATGCGTATATCTGTTAACTCTCCGTTAAATGGAGTAGCACTATTAGTCGAAATTGTACCTGCCTTACCGATATACAAATCGTCTGCGCCGTTAGTAAAATTAATATTTAAATCAGGATGATCATAAACTTTCTGTCCGTCAACATACCCTCTCACGTGACCGCTATCACTGCTGATAGCTATATGAGACCAAACACCTGCGTGTGGTGAAGGAATAGTAAAGCCAGCATATGAGTTAGCAAAATTAATGTTGCCACCGTTTACATACTCTACATCTAAGTTATTCCAACCGTTGTTATTCTGCACGTTTAAATCAGTATTTTGACTCAAGACAGTTAACTGATCACCGGGTGCTCCGTTAACTCCTGGAATAATTGTTGGCTTAGACCAGAATTCAATAGTCCAAGTTGTGCCCAATGCCCATTGTGAATTAGTATTGTTGCTTAATCGAGTAGTGGTCAATGCGCCAGCTGAGCCACCCGGATCTATGGTTATAGTCCAATATGGATCATTGTCAACTACGTTAGTGATAGTTCTCCAATTTGGATCATATGCGGCAGTTGTCCATTTCCAACCAACTTGTGGTTGAGGATAGTCACCTTTTAATATATTAACTTGATTTGAACTATTGTATGCTAGATTTGGAATATCAGGGTATATAGTATTGGTTAATTGAAAGTGACCACCGTCTCCAACAAACAAGTACGTAACTGGAGCTCTTGTACCTGTGCTAGTATCATTAATTGTAATGTAGTCGCTGGTTAATACTACTGTTCCACTTGTGCTACCAGTTCTTACTTGAACTTTGAAAAATTGGGCACCTTCTGTTAATCCATCTGCTAGCGGGCTTACTGTAAATGAACCTGCACTGCTGGCAATATTAAAGCTGCCTGAGGTTACACCAAAGTCTGTTGGATCCGCAGTGTTGCCAAGGAATGGATCAAAATCAATAGTCCAGTACAATGTTGTGCCATCTGGTACATTAGCAGTTGTTACGTTTACTGTTATTGAACTACCTTCATCTACACTTAGATCGTATGCGCCAAAACTGTAGGTTGGAGGTAGGTATCTGCTCTTGGTATTGTTGTACTCGTTGGCAACATCCGAATCAGTTAAGGCAAAGTTCCACATTTTAACTTCACCCACCGAGCCTGTAAAGAAGTCGTGTATGCCGTACCCGTCACCGTAAGCACCAATGACTAGAGGATTATTGTTCCTTCCTAGTGTCAGGCCCGAATGTTGACCTAGTTGAGTGCCATTTAGATACAATGTCACGTGACTAACATCTACGCTGGCTGTAACGTGATACCAATGGTTGGCTTGTATAGCACCTCCGCTGGAAACTTCTGTGTTGGTCCAACTATTGCCACTACTACTAGTAGCCCAGCTTAGAGAACCATCTCCGCCTATTCTTAGATTATAGCATAGTTCTTTAGCTAATATAGTCTGTGTAGCACCAATGGCTGGAGATTTAATCCAAGCACTGATTGTGACGCTTTGATAGTTTGAATAAGTTAAATCTGGCAATTGAACTCGTGCACCTACGTTGGCATCAAGCAGTAGTGTTCCACCGTAGTCAGCGGATTTTGTAGCATAATATCCTAGTCCATTAAGGCCAAATTCACCTGTGTCAGGACAGTTAAACGGAGCACCAAAACTCATAGTAGTATCTGTAATATTAGCTGGATCAATATCAAATACTAAAGAAGTACTTGGAGTTGTGCTGGTGTCATTGACAGTATATGGTCCAAAACTACCGTATTCAGCACCGCCCTGTGTGGAGCCAAGCCAAATACTATAGTTCCAACTGCCCGAGGTAACGTGGTTAGCTTTGGGATGGATTTGAAAAATACTAAAATTAGATCCATATAATTGTGAATAACCGTCAGTTGCGCCAGTAAAGTTAAATCGATCACAAGTATTGATATCGTAGGCTATAGACCAATATACAGTTTCTCCGTTAAAATTACTGTAGTTATAATAGACATATACTGTAGCACCTTCGTTGGCTGTAGCATCCGATATGTGGTCAAATGTCACAGTGGGAGGCGGTAGAGACCCTCCTGCTGTTGCTACTATTGCTTGTTGAATAGCTGACATATTTTAATCCTTAGTCGTTAAAGCTCAAATTAGTACCACTTGCGATCCAGTAGCTAGTTACAGAACCGTCACCAGTATCAGTATAGTCTGACATTTTCTCATCACGCACTTTAATTAAAGTAACAATGTTACCACCATTGTAGCTAGGAATTACTAAGAAGCTATTAAAGTAGTCAGCGTTCCCGCCACTGATACCTAAATAGGTAGTGCGGTTTCCGTTAGCCCACCCATAGTCTCCAGATTCATAATATACTTTGCGAGTGTTACCACTCCAGTTTATGATAGTGATAACTGTGCCTACTGGGAACTGAACATCGTGATAGCTTGGTAACCATACATCTTGATTGTAAGTTAACAACAAGTGTCTGCCAGCATCGTTAGCACGGATCTTGTAGCTGTTCTGATAGTCAGCACCGCTGTTATAATAACCTACTAGACGTTGTTTCAACAAACTAGCACTAGTTTCTTGACGTGTACCGTCACCAAACACAATGCCTCCTCCTGTAGCAGATAGCATAGGATACTGAATAGTTTCGTAGCCTTGCTCAGGAAGTGATATCATTGAAACTGATGTAGTTGTAATACCTACGTGTGAGTGAACGGTGAAAGGAGTCCAAGCACCGTGAATAGTAGGATTACTAGTGTTAGCAAATGGAATCTGTACTTCTTCATAAACAAATTCGTCAATGCCGTCAGTACCTTCTCCGGTCAATGGCAGTTTAGCAACAAAACCATTGTAATCTTGATTACTACCACTAATAGCATCAGTAGTACCGCCTGTGAACACGTGATCACCGTAAACTGCTGTCCAACGTGTACCATTATTTTCATACTGTTGGCCAAACCAATTAACTGTTCGTAGTCTGTTTTGCCACTGTAGAGCACCAGATGTATCTAGTTTAGTAATGACCCACTGATTCCAATCGTCCTCTCCTGTAATAATAATGTTGTCATCGCTGTCAACAGCTACACTACCGTCATATATATCAAACACATTTTCAGCATCAGTATTAGCTCTCCATAACGCGGAGCCATCTGTACCTCTTAATTTGTATAGTTCTTGGTTACGTCCATAGTTAGATAAACAAACAATGACATCGCCTATGCTGTCTACACAAATGTGTGAATTGTCTGTTGGTGCATAGCCATCGTTTAAGTTTACGGTCCACTGCATAGCACCCGAGCTATTAAACTTAGATACCCAAACAGTAGGACTACCGCCGCTAAAGAAATCTGGATGCTCACTCGAACCAGTTACAAAAATATCACCAGACATTTTGTTTACAGCAACACTATACCCATAGTCGCTGTGATCTGACCCAAAAATATTGTACCAGTCTGGTGTCCATAACACAGCATCATTGTTTTGATAATATCCAAGTTGCCAAGCTCTGTCATTTGTAGTATTGCCAAAGTCTACTGCAAGGTCAAACAATAAGCGAACTGTAGCTAGACTTATAGTACCAGTGCTACTAATACCAGTAATAGCGCCACCGCCGTCTACTCCATTAACAGTGATAGTGATATCGTTGGTGCCATCTACTCCACCTGTTTGTGAGCCTAGAATTTTTAGAATGTCATTAACTTTATATCCAGAGCCACCGTTGTTAAAGCCAAGTGTGTAAGCAGGACCGCTGTCATCAAATTTGTATACGTACCAAGTAGCACCGTACCCTGTTCCAGTTACACCAGGTTGTGCTGTGTATACTGCATCAGCGCCAGTTGCTGTTCCAGATACAATACTTACACCTGTAATAACACCAGCATCTACTGTATCAACATTGACTAGTAGGCTGTTATCAGGTGTAGCACCACCTAAGTTTGTACCAGGAATAGTAATGATATCATTAACCTTATAGCCAGTACCGCCTGCTACTACAGCAACCGCGGTATATGCTCCACCACTGACTGTAACAGTAATAGTTGCACCAACGCCAGGAACATTAGTTGCTGTCAATGGATCATATTGGTTGATAGCGTATGTGTATTGCTCGCCAGTGACATCGGAACCAGTAAGATACCAGTAGCTTCCTTCGTTAAAATGCGGAGGTTGATCACTGCCAAAGTCTGTTACGGGAACATCCATATAGCTGTAACCATTACCGTCATTAGTACCTCCATCTATAGGATGTAGTGCGTAGGTTTTTGCTCCACCATAAGTAGTACCAACTACAACAGGAGTTCCGTTGTCTAACACATCAACATCGTACATATTGAAAGTTGATTGCCCTAATTGGAATTTAGTTGTTGAATATACGTCACCAGTAACGGCATTAACTGTTACTACAAAACTGTCATTATTGGGATAGTCTGTAACAATCATAACCACACGGTCGTGACGTTCATCATACACACCGCCTTCGATATTTCCTATAACGTGATTATTACCGTCGTACCATAGTTGTTTTTGGTATTCGAGGCCACCGTCTAGATTGTATTTTACAAAGTATGGTATAGCACCGCCTTGGTCAATACCAAAAGCATAACTGTTACCTACTGTGTCAACACAGATACCTTGGAATTCAACATTATGATCGTAATTGATTTTATGTCCTTGTAAGTTTACCCAACCTACTGTGCGCTTGCCAATGTCTAAGTCACCGTCTGGTGGTAAGGTCAGATCACCGTTAGTACCAAACTTCCAAGTATTTGAATCTTGTAATAGCGTTGTTACTTCTAGTACTGAACTTCCAGTATAAGAGACATCTGATCCTGGTCCCCATTCAAATCCGTTAATGGTGCTAAATCCACTAAAGTCTACTGACTTATATGATTGCATTCTTCCAGGAATGCGGCCTTCATTTAATCTCCAGCCACTAATATCAACTAATTCTCCATTTGATGGAACTTGTAATACCCAGGCTTTAACATCGCCGTAGTATAAGTTGTTGTATCCATTTTTACCAATTGGCACTATAAAACCGCATACAGCTAGACGACTACCGTGAACTGCGATTGCACCTCCAGTATTATATTGAGCAGGTGCATTATTGATAAGTCCAGGAGATGACAACCCAAAGTCTAACGGATCCATAGTACGTTGCCATAGAACTTTACCTGTATCGGGTTGGTAACAAGCCATTAATAGTTGCTGGACAAAATCTTGATATCCTGCGCTAGTTTGAGTGTATATACCTCTACTAGTATATGCACCTAGATACACCAAGCCATCATCGCCTACTGTAATGCTAGTTCCAGCACTGCCACAGTTGCCTCTAATATCTCTACTCCATACTACATTACCGTTAGAGTCTAACTTCATAACAACTACTTGTGTGATTGGCTCACTAGAAATATTAGCAGAGTCTGTATAATAGCCTGTTACAAATACATTACCACTGGCATCTACAGCTATACCTGCACCGCCATTGTCATATATGGTGCTGCCTCTTGAACTCTTAACTGATGGAATCTTTTTAGTCCAAATAGGATCAAGATTAGGATTTAATTTTTGCACAACTAAGACATAAGTTTCAGTAGCAGGATCAGATGAAACACCTGTAATATAAACATTATTGTTTTGATCGACAGCTAGTCCGTTTGCATCGTTTTCGTAATCGCTATTCCAAATCTTAGCGTGAAGTATAGCTCCAGATTGCGAATTAAATTTGATAGCATAAGCTCGAGGAGGGTTACCGTCTGTACTAGTTATACCTACTAATACTGGCATATTATCTGGGCCTACATCTAGCCCACTTGGAGTATTGTATTGGTCGTTATCAAAACTTTCAGTCCATATAGAATTACCGGTCATACCGTCAATTTTAATCACAGTACCGTAGCTATGGCCATCCTCGCCTACTAGAATCGCAACATAAACATTGTCGTCCAAATCAACAGCTACACCACCGCTGAATGAAGTTATGTTACCTGGAATATCGCTAGACCATAAAGTGTTACCATCTTCGTCAAACTTGCTGACATTCATAAATGGAGCATCATAGCCTGTTGCGCCACCATATGATGTAGTAACAACAACTAAACTACCTTGACTATCGTAAGCTAAGGCTGTTGCCACACAAGCGTTTCTTGGCTTACCAACCATATTAACCCAAGTAGCAGGATCTTGTGTGGTAATATTAACCGGATCCATACTCTTAATATGACTATTAGAGTAGCTTAGATCTCGCCAAGTAGTAATGCCGTCACCATATTTTACCTGTTTGGTATCTGTTTCTAAACCAGGCTCACCTGCGCTTAGAATTGGGTTAGCGTCAAACCAATTGGCCGCTGTATCTCTACGTAGTTTAATTCTTGTTGTCATAATGTCCTCCGCCTCCATCAAGCGTGTTATCTAAAAGTTCGTTGTATACTGAGGAGGCCGATCCTCCGTAATTTGCGTATTCTGCTGTACCATTGTGGATTGGAATACTACTATTCCAAGCTATGCCGGTCCACACATAGGTTACAGCGTTATCCGCTAAGAATTCCTGTCCTATGTTTGGTCTTGTGGGAAATATTATTGCCATATCTATATTTACCTTAAACTGGAAGTAGTGAGCTGTAAGCATCACCACCATCTACCACTGCTGCTGTAGTCTGTACGCTACCATCTGGGAATTGTAGCCCTGCATCTTCCCTGAAATACCAGTTGGCACCGCGTACATTTACGTGTACTAAGTAGCCTTCTGGAGTATACGGATCTCCGCTATATTCACCGTCTTCTAGCGGAGCACCTACGTTTACGCTAACATTTGGCCCGTAGTTAGTATTCATAGAGTTTATAACACCTAAATCTCTATTGCCGCCCAACCACAGACCTAGATATCCTTCTCCTTCAATCTCTGGTGCCCACACGACCATATCGCCGTCAGATATTTCTCCTAAAATCATAGGATCGCTAAATCCGTTATTGATTTCCAAGTAGCCAGAAGTGTTTAATTTAACCTGCCCAATAACGCCGTTTTGATTGGAAGTTTGTAAAAAAACTCCATCCGTATTTGCCCAAGCAAAATTAGTATCATTCCAGTTTAGTTGACTGTATCCGTTGTTATTGTAAGATTTTAAATCAATGCCCCAAGCAGTTCCGCCAAAACTTTGTTGTAGATTTCCTATGCCAGTTCCGTTAGCAAACATTAACGAACCATCAGCTTGTATACTTACAGTTAAATCACCGTTAACTAACGCACTAGGAGCGTCCAGCGGAGGAGGAAGTATAGTTGGACTAGCATCGATCCACTGACTATTATACATAATGTACAAGCGGGCTTCATCACTGTTAAACCATAAACGTCCATTTTTAGAACCTTCGGGCGGCGCATCACCAGCTACTGGATGTATAATACTATTGCCAAATCTATCAACAATGTCAGCAGTATCGTATGAAAGGGTTTCTGTTTGTACATCGATCTGATAAATTAATGTTTCTAAATTACCTTGATTATTAATAAACCAAGTGCTTTGCGCTTCATTAATTTCATTACCATCTGGCGTGAATTCAATAAACATCGCTGGCCCGGGCGAATCAGTAAATCCACTATCACCAGCAACAAAACCCGAGCCAAATATTGTGCCAGGCACAGTAGGATCCACATCTGGATTAGTCCATTGCATCAATGAATAATAATCACTATTAATTTCAATATAGTAGCCTGAATTAATCGATAGACGTTGTGTACCAGCATTCAGCGTATTGTTATTAGGAAATATTGTAGTACCGTCAGGATTAAAATGCCACTCAGCATTACCAAATCCTTCTGCATTTGCTCTAATATCAACTCCGAGAAACGGTCCGCTATGCGATCCACGGATCTTAACATTGTTCCAGTCGTTACCTAAGAATAAATCTTGGTACGGAACTTCTATGTTACTGTTAGGAAACGCAATATGAAAGTGTTCGTCTACCCCTGGAACTTCAATAAATGTACCAAGAGTAAGTGAACCGTGAGCGCCAGCGTTAAAAGTAAATCCATCATTCTTAACAAAACTACCATCGGATCCAATCTTTAATGTTTCCTGCCCACGACTGTAAAATTTAAAACCACCATCTGCTGTTGTAGGGTCGGTATCTGTAGCAAACCATACGTGATTGCCTTCAACACCTATGGCATAGTTGTAGCCTTGACCTATAGGATTTTCATTATTAAAGTTCCATAATGTAAGTGTATCAGTAGTGCCTAAGGGTGCAGGAGCACCTAGTCTAGAGTTGTCCTTCCAGAAATCAATCTTAGCCTTACCATTGGTTTGCAACACATTATTGCTGAACAACCAACTATTGCCATCGCTAACTGTATTCAAATCAGTGGTTAGATATACAGCATCGCCTGCACGTAACCATAAGTCTGCAGGATTAGCAAATCCATCATTGCCGATACTAGTTTTATTTTGATAACTACCAACATTCCATTGGCCGCCATCTTGTAAGTCTAAGTGACTACCGTCTGTAAATGCTTGGAATCCTGTGTTAGATAATTCAACTCGTAAACAGCCGTTAGCGTTATTAGTCCAGATTGTACCACTGGCTCCACCGGCATATGATAATTCGGACCAGTGGTGTACACCGTCTCCATATTTGACTTTGTTTGTATCTGTTTCTAACCCTGGCTCAGCGAGACTTAGTACAGGATTGGCCGCCAACCAGTTTGCGGCGGTATCTCTTCTTAGTTTAATAGTTGACATTCTTAAATTCCTTGTTCCAAGATATTAGATATATCTGTTCTTTCTAATCTATTGTGTACATAATCTTGTATATATTTTAAACTATAAGTTTGCTCTTGTAAGCGTAGCCCAGTAATATATTTTTCATCAATGCCTGCAAATTCTTCTACACTACGTAGTGCTCTATCATCTTTAACAAACTTCATATCTACTATAGGATAGATATTGTTAAATCTGTTGGACGTTAAAATACCATCAGCAAACAAGTTCAAGTGATACTGTGTCCATACATTATAGTAACGTGTTGGAGTTGTTACCCTTTCTTTACTTACTAAAGTAACTTCTTCGCCACGTTCATTGAAAGTAATTGTACCTATTGGAGTTTCGGCAAGTTTTAGTTTGGTAAATGCGCCTGCTTGTTTGTTAAACACGTGGTGTCCAACTGTGCGTAATTCAGAACCATCGCTGAATTTATAGATATCGTGTCCTGTAGTTTCTTCTGCTGCTTTAATCCAAATAGGCTGTGCTTCGCTAAACTCGCCTAGGTCAAAATTCCAAACACGGATAAGTTCACCGTGGGCAATATCTTCAATGGCCTTGTGTGTGCCATCGGCCATAGTAATCTGCGTACCCTCTACTAAACAAGGGCCGTGCGGCACTTCCCAGGCGTCTTGGACTAGTTTGTAAAAAGTATAACCTCTGCTGTCAACAACATAGGCTGTTACAGAAACCAGCTGTTCCCAGAACTGATAAAATATTCCACCTTGTCCCCAGGTTACTGTATTGTCGCCTTGATCAAAACTTCCACCTATAGTTTGTGTATCGTTGATTGATATACCTTTGATAATAATGCCAGCATCAGTAGCACCACCATCTCTAATGTTATATGTCACTGAACCACTGTTATCATACTGTGATAAATCGGACTGTAGAGTATATCCTGTTATTGTTATGCCTGCCGAGCTGTCAGCGGTACCGCCATCGACATCTCCACTAGCAAATGCACTAACACCGTTACGAGTAATATCACCTGTTACAGGAATAGTTAAGTTACCATCTGAACCAAATTGCCATACTGTTGTTAATCCATTATTACCAGCGTTTCCCCTGCCCTTTAATGCTATACTGAAATTAGCACTATAATTGTCATCGTCTACTGCTGACAATCTAGCACCCGGTAATCCATTACCTTGATCCACATAGGTATAGTAGTCAATAGCACTACCAGTTCCACCGTTACCTGCTGTGTTTATAAGATTTAACTGCGTTTTAACTTGACCTACTGGGCCTGTGTTGTTTAGGTTAAGTGGGGCTGGAGTCACTGTGCCTATATCTTTACTGCCCGAAAATATATTTCCAGGAGCTGTAAAAGAACCATCTGCGCCAAACTGCCACAACCCACCAGTGCTAGTGGGTTTAGAAAAACTATAACCCAGTGTACTTGTACCGTTAGTATCCATTGGTATACTACAGGTTATAGACAAGTTGATAGTATTATCAACACCAGTTATAGTGGCTATATGACCATTACTTAAATCAGTTATGATGTCGCCAACAGCCACATAGTACAGTCGGGGATATAAACCAAGGCTAAACTCCATCTCTGTAATATTCGTTCCATCGTTTTGGAACTCAAATGCCACAGCTCCTTCAAAATAGTAAGCACTGCTTTTAACACACACAGACCCATCAATGTTCACTTTGACAAACTTGTTGTCGTCACCTAGCACTATCTCTGTGCGATTCAAATCGCCGGAAGCAAGATGTATGTGTTGTGTTTCTGGATTAAATGCTGTGTTGTAAATGGTTAGATTATTCCACGGATTGAAAACATTATTTGGTGTTAGTACTAGAGTTCCAGGTGAATCACCGCCTTCAGTAACCCTTGCTGTTTCTGTAATAGTTCCACCCAGTGGTAATGTCAAAGTACCATCACCACCAAAGGTCCAAAAATTTTGATTACTATTAATTCTTATAGGACTAGGACTTTGTATTAGTGCGCCGGCGCCGTCTAAGCCGTTAGGTAGATTTAAATATCCATCAGATCCTAAACTGACAGTATAATCACCGTTGACTAATCTGTCTATAACAAGATTGGACCATTGAGTATTATAATCTGTATTATCAACTTTGCTTAATACTTGTCCTGTAGTACCACCTGCGGCAACGCCAGCCCCTGTATCGCCTTGCGGTCCTTGCGGTCCTTGTATACCTTGTATACCTTGGAATCCTCTTGGTCCTTGTGGACCTACGTTACCTTGTGGTCCTTGTGGGCCTGTTTGTCCTTGGTCACCTTGAATACCAGGATCGCCTTGAGGTCCTTGAATAC